GCATCGCGCAGCGCCTGCCAGCTTTCCAGCGGGGCCCGCGCCCCTTCCGCCAGATCGCGCGCGGCGCCGCGATAGACGTTCGCGGACTCGAGCGCCCGATTTGCCGCCTCGGTCAGTCCGAGATCCGGCGCGATCAGCGGGTTGTCCTCGAAGGCCCGGTTGAACGCCGCCTGCGCTGCGGTGGTCGCTGCAGTCGCCGCGCCCTCGAAGCGGTTCTCGATCTCGCCGAGGTCGAGGTCCGGCACCAGCGAGATGCGCCGCTCCGACCCAAGGGCTTCCAGCCCCTGATTGATCCCGCCGATGAAGCCGTTGATGCGCGAGACCACGCCGTTCAGCATCGCCTCGACGCCGTCGACCAGGCTGTTGGCCGCCTGAAACGCCAGATCGCCGATGGCAGCGGGCAGCAGGCCCCAGATCGCCTTGATCGCCTCGTAGGCGCCCTCGAACGTGTTCGCCGCCGTGTTGCCGAAGCTCACCACGCTCTCGATGGCGCTCTGCATGCCCGAGGCGGCATCGGCCTTCAGGTCGAAGAACATCGCCGTTGCCGCAGCGCCCGCCGCAGCCGCGCCCATCCTGATCCGCTCCCAGACCTCGACGGCAACCTCCTTCAGGAGCGACATCGCCGCGCCGATGCCCCCCGCGCCGGAGACGAGGCGGGTGAACTGGTAGACGAGCTCGCCCGCGCCGACGATCAGCGCGCCGATGCCGGTGCGGATCAGCGCGCCCCGCAGCACGACCAGCGCGGTGGCGAGGCCGCGCACGGAGAGCGCCGCGGCGACCAGCCCCGCGACCCAGCGCCCGGCCATCAGGGCGGCGAAGGTGGCGGCGTAGGTGGTCAGGCGGCCGATGTTGTCGAAGAGCGTACGGATGGCGATGCCGAGCGGGCCAGTGGTGCGCGCGACCGCCGCCATGGCATTGGCGACCCCTTCCAGGGCCGGGGCAGCGGCGACCGCGAGCTGGTTCGAGAGCCCGCGCCAGATCAACCCGAGCCGCGAGATGGCGTCATTGGTGCGCTCGATCTGGCGGGCATCCTGGTCCGAGACAACCACCCCGAAATCCCGCACATCCTCTGTCGCCTGCCGCAGCGTCGCGGTGTCGATGCGGGTGAAGACCAGCGCCGCCCGGTCGCCGAAGAGCTGCGAGGCCACGGCGGCGCGCTCGGCCTCCGGCACGTATTGCCCCAGTGCCTGCTGGATCGCGGCGATGCGCGCGTCGAGCGGCAGACGCTGCAGGTCCTCGGCCGACAGCCGCAGGCGGCGCAGCGCCTCCACTGCAGGACCCGCGCCGGAAGCGGCTTGGCTCAGCCGTCGCGTCAGCTGGACGGTGGCCTGCTCGACCTGACCCATCGACACGCCCGCCAGATCGCCCGCGCGCTCGAGCACCTGAATGCTGGCGACGGTGGTGTCGAGGGAGGCCGCAAGCTTGGCCTGCGCATCGACCGTTTGCAGCCCGGAGCGGATCATGGCCACGCCAGCAGCGGCCGCGGCTGCCACGGCGGCGGCGGCTGCGACCCGCACGCGCCGCGAGAACGCCGCGAGTCGGGCGTTAGCAGCTTCCATCTCCCGGCTCAGCCGTCCGAAGCCGCGCGACCCGGCCTCGCCCACGCCTTCCAGCTCGGCCCGCACCTGCCGTCCGCCCACGGCCGCGAGGCGGACGCTAACCCGTTTTTCCGCCATGGGCGTGATCCATCTGTTCGTTGAGCTTGGCGACCATCACCGCCTCGATGACGGGAAGAAGTTCGGCCATGGCGAGCGGCGGCACGCCGAGCGCGTCACCGAGCGCCAGCGCTGCCGACATGTCCCAGCCGATCACCGCGCCGGGCAGGACGCGCAGCTGGCCGCCGAGACGACCGACCAGGTCCCAGACCTGCCAGCCCTCCGGAGTTTCCGGACGGTTCAGCCGCGCCGGGCAGTCCGGGCACGCTTGCGGGCAGGCTTGGCAGTATCCGTCGCCCCCGCCGAAGGACCATTCGGCGAGGGCGCGGAGACGTTTTTTTCCTGTTCCAGCAGCAGACCCTTGGAGACGTAGGTGAGCTGGAAGGCCTCGAAGATCGGCCAGACATCGAGCAGTGCGTCGATGGCCTCCGGGCTCGGGTCGATGGGCTTGCCGTCCGCGTCGCCGATGCCCTCCCAGGCGAGCACCGCCCGCCGCGCCAGCGCCTTGGCGAAGGCGACCGCACGCTCCTCGTCGGAGGCGTCCTCGGGCACCGCTTCGACGGCGGGATCGCTGCGCGTCGCCACCATCAGCGCGGTGGTCAGCGGGCTCAGCTGCACCCGGACGCCGGGGGCGAGATCATGCCAGCGCGGTTCATTCGTCAGGTCGAGCGTCAGCATCAATACGTCTCCACATCGTTCACGAGGGTGGCGGTGCACATCCGGCCAACGACGCTGTCGCGGGCGGCCTGCCAGTCGAAGGTCGCCTGGACGCCCTGTGGGCCGGAAATCTCGATCCGCGGGCGCGGCAGGTAGACGGCGTGCACGGTGACGGTGAGGCTTTCGCCCGAAGGGAGGACGTAGGCGAACTCCATCTCGCAGGCCTCGCCGTTGATGGCCTGCGTCACCAGCGTCTGGTCGGCGAACCGCACCTCGATCCGGCCGGTCAGCGCCGCGATGGATGGGTCCGCCCCGTCGATGCGCCCGTCCGAGCGGATGGTCTCGATCCGGTCGAGATTGTTGGCGTAGGTGATCTCGGCCGAGACCACGTTGCCGAGGGCGGAGCCATTCCGCGTGATCGCGCCGTTGAAGTGCCCGAAACGCTTCAGCTCCAGCGCGGCGGGTGTCCCAGCGCTGGTCGTCGTGCCGACCGTCTCGCCCTGCGCCACCAGCCGCGCGGTTGCCGTCAGAAGGCCCGAGCGCTGCATCTGCCAGGTGATCTGGTCGAGAACGCAGCCGGAATACATCGCGTAGCGCGGCACCTCGGGCATGCCGGTCTCGATCGACATGCTGGGCAACGTCCAGGACCCGGACTGGAACTCGTGGGTGTACGGGGCCTCCGCGCCCGTGGTCGTCGGCGTGCCGAAGGCCGCCTTCAGCCAGAAGCCGAAGGCCTCGGCGTCGAGCGGCACCACCACGTCGCCATCGGCGGTAACCGCATCCTTGATCGGCGCCAACGGATCGCGGCCGTACCCCAGCAGCTCCGAGTTCAGCAGCGGCTGCTCCGCGCCGAGCGACGTGCTGGCGAAGGGCATGCGGGTGAAGCCGCTCGCGGGCGGCGTTCCATAGGTCGTCTCGAACGCAAGCGCCATCAGCGCCCGCGCCCCCTGGGCTCGTGCCATGGTGTTCTCCTCGGGTTGTCGGGATCAGCCGAGCGGGTCGGCCGTGGAATAGTGCAGGACTACCGGGATCACGGCGGCCTTGAGGCTGGCCGCGCCTTCGACCGGCACATCGACCGGGCGCGGTGCTTCCGCCTCGACCCAGTCGCAGAGCTCGCCCAGCGTCCGGTCGGCGGCGAGAGCCGTGCCGATGCTGGCGGTCAGCGTGTCGAAGGTGGCGTCCCGGTCACCGCCCTGGACGACCGCCTCGATTTCGGCACGGTGCTGATAGTGGTAGGCGAGCGGCGACAGCGTCACCTCCGGCTCCCCTGGTTCGCCGTCGCGCAGGATCAGCAGCCCCCCGGCTGGCACGCGCTCGGGCAGCACGTCGCCGCGGAGGACGGCCGCGGGCAGCGCTGAGAGCTGCGCGTGCAGCGCGGCGAGGATGGTTTCGCGAGGGCTGGCCACGGTTCTCTGCCAATCATCACATCAAGAAATGTCGTCTTGTGCGTTTGCACTGACTTCGACACGGTTATGTTCAGGCGCACTTTTGAGAGGTTCGATAATGCTGTTCAACGTCGACAAGGCTCTCAGTCTGCCGGATATTCGTCACATTGTCGCAAAGCGTGATGAAGTACTCGATCGTTTCGGGCCGATATTCCGAGATCCGCAAAGTCTGAGCAAGCAGGACTATCTGGATTTCCTCAGTTTCAAGCACAATCACCACTGGACAGGTTTAGAACGCCTGGGGCGCCGAGCTACAGATGATATGGAAAGTCTACGAGAAGCTATAACCGTCCTAGTAGACGAAACAAAACCGATCGCGGACAGATTTGTTTCCGCCCTTTCCATGGTGAGTGGAGCCGGTCCGGCCACTCTCACACCCATATTACTCTTGGCGTATCCTGATCGCTACGGGGTTTGGAACGGCACCAGCGAACCCGAAATGCGGGAACAAGGTGTATGGCCAGCTTTCCCCCAAGGTACTTCCGAGGGGGAAAGGTATGAAATAATCAATTCCGTGCTCCTTCAGCTGGCAAAAGACTTGAAAGTGGATCTGTGGACACTCGACGCCCTATGGTGGATGAGCAAGCTGGAACGTCAAAACACTGGCCACTACCTTGGCTCCAAGGACATTGCGATCTGGAACATGGCTGAACAGGCCAACCAAACGGCGAAGCAGTCCTACGGGCAGACAGTGGAACGAACCATCAAGAACAAGGACCTCCGGCTCTCGAAAGAAGCTCTCATCGCGCATCTTAAAGAGCTGCTGGAGGAAACAGGTGATAGGTGCGCCATTTCAGGAGTTGTCTTGCAGTTTGACGGTCCAGACTTGCAATTGCGACCGTCTTTGGATCGCATTGACAGCTCCGGCCACTACGAACTCGGAAACCTCCAAGTTGTGGCTCGTTTCATCAACTTCTGGAAGCGTGATACCGAGGATTTCGAGTTCCGTCGACTGCTGGCTATTGTACGAGGAGAATCTTAGGCCCGACCCTTCTGGCCGCTCATGCTCGTGCCTCCACCCAGTTGGCCACGATCAACCCCGGCACGCTGTCCAACGCCCGGTCTGCGTCCCGCGCCAGGTCCAGCCGCTTCGGCAGCTTGACCTGCGGCACCAGCAGGAAGATCGGCGCGGTGACCTTGCCGCGCCCGGTCTTCGAGCGCGACACCACCGCCTGACCCTTGGTGTTCAGCCGTCCCTCCGCCACCAGCAGGCTCGGCCCGGTGCGGCGATAGACGAAGCGCAGGCGCAGCCCGCGTCGCCGTTCCCATTCGCCGGGGGTGATCCGGCCGCCGCGCAGGGACTTGCCTGCGGCGGGCAGCGGGATGGCGAGCCAGAACCCATCCTTCGAGCGGATCAGCGGTCCGGTGTCATGCGCGCCCACGATGACCGGGGCCTTGGACCAGACCAGCGCCGCAGCGTCGAGGCTCTCGCCCGACCTCGGGAAGTTCTGACTCCGGATCGAGTTGGCGAGCCGGGGCCCGAGCCCCGTGCCGGTGATCTGCGCGCGCCATGCGCTCTTCAGCCCGGACCCGGCCTCGCGCATGGCGGCGGTCACGGCGCGTTCGCCCGCCGCCACCTCGGCCGCCATCATCGCGACGATGTCGGGATCGATGTCGAGCTTCAGTTTCATGCTGGGCGCAAGTCTACGGTCCAGACCAGCCGCTCGCGGTCGCGGACGGGCTCGCCCTGAATGAGGAAGGCATCCCCGTCGATTTCCAAGCGGTCGCCGGGGCGCGGGTTCGCCACCTCGACCACGCGCAAATCGATGCGCGTGGTCTCGGACCAGAGCCGGGCGTCGCCGAAATCGGTCACGGCATCGGCGCGCCGGGCGACGGCACGCACCAGAACGGGCGCGCCGCCGTCGGCGATGTAGACCGCGTCCCGGCCGATGTTCGGATCGGCGAAGAGCGCGCCCACGGCGGCGGCGAAGGCGCTCATCAGAACGTCGCGTTCAGGCGCACCCGGCCGATGGTGTCGCCCGCGCCGCTCGCAACCGCTTCGACGGCCACGCCGACGAGAGTGTTGTCAGTTGCGACCGTGGTGCAGCGCTTGTTGGTGTCGTCCCAATAGACCTTGGCGCCGACGGTCCATGCCTGGGAGCCGACCTTGTTGATGTCGAACACGCCGACGAGCGCGGTCTCGACGCTCTCGCCTAGGGCGGCGTCCCCGGCGGCGATGCCGAAGATGGAGCCGACGAGCAGGCCGTCGCCGGAGACGACGGCATAGGGCGCGGTCAGGGTGAGGGTGTTTCCGGGCTGGACGTGGTTTTTCATGGGGGTGATCCTTTTGGAAAGACGAAGGGCGGCCCGTCAGGACCGCCCGTGTGTCAGGGTTCAGCATGGGGTGCGGGTTA